ATATTTGAGGTATTCGTTGAGCCCGAGTATCTGAAAGAACTTATAGAGAACATAGCTATATGACAAAAAATTCTTTCTATCTTTCGGACAATGTTTCAAGAAAGGCGCTTGGATGCTTCTAAACATATTACATAGCTTATCCTCCAATTCGGGACTGAATTGCGGCGTAGGTATTCCGTTGATTCTATTTATAATATAATTGATATGCTCGTAATACTTGTTTATTCTCAATCTTTTAAGAATATCCCTCATTTTTAAATAGGTTATTTTTTTCAAGTCAGTTATCTTCTCTTTCTTAATTTCCGTCAAAATCTTTTCAAATATTTCGTCGGGTATATCCGTACTCTCCTTGCCCTGAACCTGATTGCACCACTCCCTAAAATGATTAATCCTCTTATAACAAAAATGCGATGTATCCTTCGTATTCTGTTTTAATATCGGTCTATTTTGCTCTACCAAGAGAAGCTCCTGATATCCGCAAATACTACATACAATTATAGCATCGTGCTGGAGACAAGTCATGCTATTTTTGCAAACCTTGCATATCTCTATGTTTTCGTCCTCAACTGTTCTGACATATCTATTGTTTATTATAGCCATATATTTATCAACCAAGGTACTCTTGTCATATATCTTGCTACTATCATTATCATTAATTTCCCCCTTAGTTTTATTGGCCTCTGTTTTATCGCTATCCGCGCCTTTATTATCTGTTATTACCTTCTTATTATCTATGTTATTAAGAGCCTCTAATACATTGATCGTATTAGTATTTATGCTCATATTTCGCTTTTTTTTGGATTCCTTCTTGTATATCTTCGGTTTATTGCAGGACTCCTTAATAAAGTTGATATTCTGATTAATATCTGATTGCTTATTAACGGTATCGTAATATTGAAATAGTATATCGCTCGTATTCTTGTAATACTCTATTTCATCTAAATTATTGAGTTCATTCAATTTACTTTTAATATCTATTATCTGTTCGTTCAACTCTATATTACTAAACCAAAGCCGGCTATTAAGTTCTTTATCGGCCGTATTATTTATACTTTTTAATATCTCCATTTTCTTTTCTTCGCAATAACTAAGTTTTTCAAGATAGTATATCTTTTCCTTATCGCTCTTCTCAAAATCCTTAATCATGTTATTATGCATTGCGTCCAAAGTAACAGTTTCATTTATATCTGTTGTTATTTTTTTTTTAGATGACTTCTCTTTAAACATCATTATATTTGAATTATAAATATTAAGGTTTATATAATAAAAATTATTTTTGTGTCATATAATCTATATTTTTTTCTCCTCTAATAGTATAAAGAATATAGCGTAAATGGGTGGTGGTCTTCTTCAATTAGTAGCTTATGGTGCACAGGATGTTTATTTAACTGGTAATCCGCAAATTACCTTTTTCAAAGTAGTTTATCGTCGTCATACTAACTTTGCTATTGAAGCTATCCAGCAAACTTTCAACGGTAATGCCGGCTACGGTAATACTGTAACCTGCCAAATATCGCGCAATGGTGATTTAATAAATCGTATGTATTTACAAGTTGATGTCCCTAAAAAGAAAAGTCTCACTACCGCAACTACCAGCACATACCAAAATTATCTCGGGTTACGCTTAATAAAATCCGTTGTTATTGAAATTGGTGGCCAACAAATAGATAAGCATTATTCTGATTGGCTTTACATCTGGAACGAATTATCTCTTCCTATGGGCAAACGCTATGCCTATGATACTATGGTTGGTGCCGACAAAGATATATTAAATGGCGTTCCTGGTACCGCCGACACAACTCTATATATCCCCTTCGAGTTCTGGTTTTGCCGCAATGTAGGTCTCGCGCTTCCTTTAATCGCTCTTCAATATCACGAAGTAAAAGTAAAAATAGATTTTGAAACTAAGGCCAACTGCATAGCTAAGGGCACGGGTACCTCGACCGCTGCCGGTTCATTAGACGATTTTGAAGCTATTAAAAATATCTCTTTATGGGCTGATTACATCTTCTTAGATACCGATGAACGCCGAAGATTCGCTCAATTATCCCATGAATATTTAATAGAGCAGCTACAATTCACTGGTACCGAACCCCTCGTTACCGGTACCAACCGAATCAAGCTAAATTTCAATCACCCTTGCAAAGAACTCGTGTGGGTCGCAAAAACAACCCCTACCACCAATATAACCAGATGGTATGATTACACCAATAAGGATGGCGCCGACGGTATGACATCATACAGTTTAGCTGATGGCGGTGATGCAATTGCGGGAGGACAGCTTACATCCAATTTCCTTGTTATATCCGATATCAAGCCTTCGCAAAATGTCAATCCTTTCGTGAATGCCATCCTTCAATTAAACGGCAATGATCGTTTCGCGGTTAGAGAAGGCGACTATTTCAATTATGTTCAGCCCTTCCAGCATCATACCAATGTTCCCGTACACAATTCTATCAATGTGTATTCATTCGCCCTAAAACCCGAAGATCACCAACCGAGCGGCACTCTCAATATGTCTCGTATTGACACTGCAACTTTGATGGTTAATGCTAATCCTGCTGTTTCGGGCGTGGCGTATCAAGGCATCAATATATACGCGGTCAATTACAACGTCCTTCGTATATTATCTGGTATGGGCGGCCTTGCTTATTCCAATTAAAAATATAATAAATATATTAAATATAATAAATATATCAGCTATTATAAAAAATATAAAAGAGTCGTGTTATATAATTTCCTTTTTTTTTTCTCCTCTAATAGTATAAAGAATATAGCGTAAATGGGTGGTGGTCTTCTTCAATTAGTAGCTTATGGTGCACAGGATGTTTATTTAACCGGTAATCCGCAAATTACCTTTTTCAAAGTAGTTTATCGTCGTCATACTAACTTTGCTATTGAAGCTATCCAACAAACTTTTAACGGAACTCCCAATTTTGGTAATCGCGTAACCTGCCAAATATCTCGTAACGGCGATTTAATACATCGCATGTATTTATCTGTTGTTAATTATTATTCGGGTGAAGAAGTATGCCCTTATTTCGGCCTCCGTTTAATAAACTATGTAGAAATTGAAATAGGTGGTCAAAAGATAGACAAGCATTATTCTCACTGGATGTATGTATGGAATGAACTCTCGCTTCCCGCATCAAAGAAAGAAGCCTATAAAAAGATGGTAGGCGCTAATGATAAGCTTGCGACATTAGGAACTGATGCTGATACCGGAGCGAACCTCTATATTCCCTTAGAGTTCTGGTTCTGCCGCAATGTTGGCTTAGCCCTTCCTTTAATCGCTCTACAATATCACGAAGTTAAAATAAACATCTTATTTGAAACTAAAGAGAATTGCAAAGGTTCTACCGCTGAGATTCTCTCCCTTCCCTCGGTTTCATTATGGGTTGATTACATCTTCTTAGATACCGATGAACGCAGAAGATTTGCTCAATTATCCCACGAATATTTAATAGAGCAGCTACAATTCACTGGTACCGAAAGTGTATCATCTGCTTCCTCTATTAAACCGAAATTATCTTTCAATCACCCTTGCAAAGAGTTAGTATGGTTCTGTTCTTCCGATCACACCGCAACCGCTACTGCAAAGGATGTAATGAATAATAACTGGATCAATTATTCAACCACTGCTAATACTAAATATGATAATTCAGCTACTTCGGAATTATATGTTCCTACCAGCGCAATTACTTCAACCAATCCCATAAAATCCGCCAAACTCGTATTAAACGGCAATGATCGCTTTTCTGCAAGAGCGGGTTCTTATTTCAATTTAATACAGCCTTATCAGCATCACGAAAATATTCCCTCCAACCCCGGTATCAATGTTTATTCGTTCGCCCTAAAACCCGAGGAGCACCAACCAAGCGGCACTCTCAATATGTCTCGTATTGATACCGCCGTTCTCAATTTAGATATTAACCAACTTGGTAGCTACGCTAATGCTAACATTTCAAAGAATCTTCATGTCTATGCCGTGAATTATAATGTTCTCCGTATATTATCTGGTATGGGCGGCCTTGCTTATTCCAATTAAATTATATTATATGTTTATTTATATATGTTGTTAAATTGCTATAATGTTTCTTTTTTTTTTCTCCTCTAATAGTATAAAGAATATAGCGTAAATGGGTGGTGGTCTTCTTCAATTAGTAGCTTATGGTGCACAGGATGTTTATTTAACCGGTAATCCTCAAATTACCTTTTTCAAAGTAGTTTATCGTCGTCATACTAACTTTGCTATTGAAGCTATCCAACAAACCGCTTCGGGAAGTAATTCGCTCGGCTCTCGCGCCACCTATCAAATTACTCGCAACGGTGATTTAATACACAGAGTGTATTTCTACGGAAAATTAAAAAATACTCACGGTACCAAAAAAATAGCGTTAGTTCCCAATGTTGGCCAAAAGTTATTGAAAACCGTAGAATTAGAAATTGGCGGACAACGCATAGATAAACATTATTCGGAATGGCTTTACATCTGGAATGAACTTTCGCTACCTTACGGCAAGCGCGAAGGCTACTATAAAATGATTGGCGCCAACAAGGAGAACTGCTGTACTCTATTATCTCCGGGATTATCGTACGAATTATATGTCCCCTTAGAGTTCTGGTTCTGCCGCAATGTAGGCTTAGCTCTCCCTCTAATCGCCCTTCAATATCACGAAGTCAAAATTAACATAGAATACGAATCTGTCACCAATCTTTGCGATGTAAGCTCCAAAAATTATTGCGCCGAAAATGATAAACTCGGAGGCGAAACAAACAATAACTATTCTAATACTGATCTGACCCTCGATGAGCCTACTTTATGGGTTGATTACATCTTCTTAGATACCGATGAACGCCGAAGATTCGCTCAATTATCCCACGAATATTTAATAGAACAGCTGCAATTCACCGGCACCGACACTATAACTACTTCCGGCTCAAATCCCGATTCTATGAAGAGCTTACGCATGAACTTCAATCATCCCTGCAAAGAACTTGTATGGGCTATCAGAAGTTCCGCTTCTAACGATGTATATTGGAATAACTTTTCAACCGCAGATCCTGATACTGCTATTGGAAGCAACACTAACAATAACTATGTCATATCTAAAAACCCTGTAATGCAGGCAAAAATAATGCTTAACGGCAATGATCGCTTCGCCACCAGACAAGGCGAATATTTCTCGTTAGTCCAACCCTACCAACACCACGAAAATACTCCTGATATGTACCACAAGGGCATCAATGTTTATTCATTCGCCCTAAAACCCGAAGAACACCAGCCGAGTGGCACCCTCAATATGTCCCGTATTGACACTGCCGTCCTATCTCTATCCTCCAGAATTGCCGGCACTATCCATGTCTTCGCGGTCAATTACAATGTTCTCAGAATATTATCCGGTATGGGCGGCCTTGCTTATTCAAATTAAATATAATATCCGAAGCCATCGTTCAATATTTTTATTTTTCAATTTATAATTATTATTAAAAGATAATATGATATTATATAAACATTTTGATACATATAATGCATTCCTTTCAATGTTAAATCCAGAATTTATTTTGTTTTTTTCATTAAAATAGTATGTTATCATATCCTCCAAATAAGGCAAGCAATCTGCATTCATTCGCCCCTTATATTTCGCGATATTTGTGTTATTATCAATGTTTCCGAGATTCCCGAGTCTATTTCTGATAACACTTTCAAATCTATATTTTTTTATTATATAGTTTTTCAACATTTCGCAATTATATTTATTTCTCTTATCATACACAATATGCCTGAGATTTGTAGCTCTTTTAACTAAGGCATTTGAAAATTTGTTAATCTCGCTCAGCTTCTTGAGATCTCTATACCCGTCTAAAAACCTCACAATATTCACAAAATAATCCTTGTCTGTAAAGTCTTTCGCGCGACTCATATTATTTAATATGACTACACCATCATCCATTACATCAATTTTTATAATAATACAATAAAATGAAAAAAATAAATAATATATATCATAAAACCTATCTAATATAATCTTCTTCGTCATCGTCGTCATTAATCGTCATTAATAATGATATCTTCAAGATATGGCGCGAGAATCTCGTTGACGATAAACTCTGGTTTGAATTCGTCGTAATTCATAAAGATTTTGAGGAGTTGCTCAGAGAATCCTGATACAATAGCTGTCCCTTCAGTATCGCAATTAACCGGGAAAACCTCGTTGCTATCTGAATTGAGATTCCAGAATATAAACTTGGGAGCCTTGTAATTATTAGCTTCATAGAGTTTAACAATGCTTTTATATACAGTATCAAGAGCATTTGTATTATCTCTATTGTTTCTATAATCTCTTTCAAAATTGCCTGTAATAGTATTATTAAACTGCATATCAGTAAATACAAATAGCTTTTTGGGCATTTTATCTTGAGGAACCTTGTATTTAATGGCGTAGTTAATAATCTCCTCGTTACATCTTAGAAAATCTGTACTAAATCCATAATCAACTCCCATAATATTCTTAATGCACTCGTGAAGCGAAGGAATATTATTAGATACACTCGAAGAGCCTGCTACGCCTGTGCCGCCTGCTCCGCTCGCGTCACCATTTTCAATTTTTGGCTTTTCGGCTGTATTCGCGGTAATCAAATCTACAAGCTGAGGATTTTCGCTAAATGTAATAATCTTGTTAGCAAAATCTCCCTTACAGCACAGAGCCGTGATAATACCAAGGGCGACTGCTACTTGTGCCGGAATACTTCCATTTTTCGCATTAAACATAGAGCCTGATACATCAACGATAGAAATCGCGTTATCAAAATTTCCCGATTTTCTAACATTCTCTACAATTGCTTTCCATTGCATCTCAGTAGTCTGACACACTTCGCCTTTGTTGAACTTTTCCAAATCCTTAATATACACTCCAGCCAATTCGTGAGGAAGAATACCCGTAACATTGATTTTCTTAACACTTGCGGCAACATCTCCCAAATATTTTTTATACCTTTCTTCATCGTGTTTAATAAACGCATTTTTCAATTTATTAGAGGCAACGCCTGGGATATTTTCGTACTTAATCGCACCCCATTTATTATCACACATCTTAGATTCCACGATATCTATCTGCTTTCTCAAAGGAACAAGATATTGCTTCCTATACTTTGACATCTTATATGTATCTTTGCACCCATAGATAACTGAAGCAACTTTCTTGGCGAACTGTCTCTGTCTATCATTCCTATCATTCTCACTAGGCGCCCACTTAGCACACAGAGATACCGGTTTATTATTATCCAAGTTAATCTTATCTTCAATCAATTTCTGAGCAATAATATTCATTTCAATCTTATGGTCAATGTTTTTCAAATTATAGCTGATAAATTGCAGATCCTTCCAACGACCATATTTCTCAACATATAGCTTGATATTGCACATATAGGTTTCAAACTTATTTTTGCGCAGCCAAAGCATAGCCTCGTTAGCTACATTTTTCTCCTTTTTTCCGTTCAGTCTATCGCGGCCATTGAAGATAATCGCAACAGTTTTTTTTGGATCTTCCTTCCAGCATTTTTCAAGATGATCATAGCTATCGCTGATACTCAAATCTCTCATAAATAGCATAAAATAATCTACGATAGCACTTCCCGTACTTTTAAAAGCATTTCCTCCATTAGCCGTTTTACTAATAGGGTTGCTATCATAGCGATTACCATAATTGTCATAATCATCGCAGTCCTCGCAGTCCTCGCGGTCCTCACAGTCCTCGCGGTCTTCACTGTCTTCATTATCATAGAGTACTGCAATATCAGCGACTTGAATAGGGATTTCCATTGTGTTAATGTAGGGGTTGTTATTATATAATGCTAAACATTTATATCAATTTTTACATAAATATTATAAATATCGTAAAAAAAATAATGTAGAATAATATTGTTTCCTTAGGCTTTAGACGGACGCTGCGAGTTTGCTTGCTGAAGGAGGGAAATGATGGGAGATAAGCTTTTGTAGGATGAAATAGTTGATGTCCTCCTTATCGCCTACATTTAGGATTTTCTTAAGCTTGTCATCGGGTAGAATAAAGCGCTTGTTCTCGGGCTTGTTTAGATTGTGCTCCTTTACATAAGAGTTGATGAAGCGGGTAATATCAGTGCGAGATTTCTCAGTTCCATGGGGAACACCGATGAAATCGCAAAGCTCATCGGAGATTTTGTTGGGTTTGGCAAAACCGGAAGGCGAGTTTTTAGCATTCTGGCGCTTCTTCTGAGCCTTCTCTATGATTTTTTGCTGTTTCTCATAATCCTTGCTTAGCACCTTAAGGAGATTTTGAACTTCCTTAAAGCTTGCAAACAGATTATTTACCTTCTCGATAATTACTGAAACGGCATTATCCTTTACGGGGGCAACTTCGGCACCCGAAGCATCACCTGGGACAACAGAATCCTCGGTCTTTGCAGGAGTAAGAGACACGGGGGTAACAGCCGCAGCCGCAGCAGTCGCAGCAGTCGCAGCAGTCGCAGCAGTCGCAGCCGCAGTTTTAGTTGCAGGCAATTTAGCAGCTACCGGTAGCTTTTTAGGAGCTTTTGAATCGGTAGTAGGTTGAGGAGCTTGAGCTTGAGGAGGTACAGGAGTCGCTTTTTTCGTTGCCATTATATATTCAGTTTATGAATACATATAT